TTAATTAGAATTAAAATTATGCTCGCAGATTTAAAAGAGTATCGCCCAGCAAAGATTGACTTTGTGTTGGACGACAAAGCAAAAGAAGAATTTAAGGATGTTATGGTGCTTTGCAAAGGCGCCAAGTCTTCAAAAGAAGTATTGAAAGTATTTCGTGAAAAATTCAATTGTTTGTTCCCAGAAGGAGAATTGGCAACTCGTCAGTATGATGCTCACGAAATTGCAATGATTCGTGAAGAGTATTGTCTGAAAGAAGAGAACGATGTTCCTAAGCGTAAACAGGAGTTGCAGGAAACACTTGAAGCTATCAAGGCAATGAAGAAGAATGCTGAGGAAGCATACAACTCTATTTTACTTGAAATTGCTGATTTGGCAGTAAGAGTAAAAGAGGGAACGACTGATATCAAGTTGTCTTCAACTGAAACGGTTCGTATTGCGCTCAACGGCTATTTCTTGTTCTATTCATGGGTAGATGGAGAAATGAAGCTCGTTAAAACACAGAAGATACCAGATTGGGATCGTGGTGGTCTTTGGTCACAGGAGGATGTAAACCGAGAAGCTATGAAAGAACTTTTCGGAATTGAATTCCCAGAGGTGGAAAAGCCTGCTATGAACGAAAGCGGAGCGCAGGAAGAAGATGATGATTTACCATTTGGCGATGAGGATTAAGTAAACCAAGTTGAGGGGGTGAACGAAATAGACACCCCCTCTCTTTTCACACTAAGAGCAATGAAATATACACTTCGAGATTATCAGAAACAAGCCTCAGACGCAGCTGTTAAATCTTTCCTAAGTCCGAAGAAGACTAATGGTTTGATTATCGTCTCGACAGGTGGGGGAAAGTCCCTCATCATAGCTGATATAGCTTCAAGATTAAATTCTCCGCTGATTGTGCTATGCCCGTCAAAAGAAATATTACAACAGAACTTTGAAAAACTACAGAGTTATGGAATACTTGATTGCGCTTGCTATTCTGCTTCTGTCGGTTGTAAGGATATCAACAGAATCACTTTTGCCACTATCGGAAGCGTAATGAATCACATGAATGACTTTAAGCATTTCAAGTATGTGCTTATAGATGAGGTTCATGTTGTTAATAGCAGGGGTAGTATGTATGAGAAATTCATAAACTCAGAAGATAGGCAGGTCGTAGGATTAACAGCAACCCCATATCGTCTTAGTTCGTATATGAATGGCTCAATGCTGAAATTTCTCACTCGTACACGACCACGAATTTTTAGCGAGGTATTATACGTCTGTCAAACATCAGATTTACTTGCAAAAGGGTATTTGGCAAACTTAAAGTATTACGACTTAACGGCAATCAATATAGAGAATGTCAGAAGTAACTCAACTGGTGCAGACTATGACGAGAAGTCTTTGAAACTCGAATATGAAAGGAGCGGTTTTTTCGATAAGCTCACCACTACGACCTTGCGGGTGTTGAAGCCTAAGAATGGGGTACCACGCAAAGGAGTATTAGTTTTTACTCGCTTTGTTGAAGAAGCTGAGAACCTTGTTGAGAAGTTAAAGATAAAAGGAGTTTCCGCTGCTATTGTTACAGGTGCAACTCCGAAAGTAGAAAGAGAGAAACTTCTAAATGATTTCAAAAGTGGGAAAATAAAGGTTGTAGCGAACGTTGGTGTTTTGGTTGTAGGTTTTGATTTCCCTGCATTAGACACTGTTATTTTGGCACGTCCGACCAAATCGCTTGCATGGTATTATCAAGCTGTTGGTAGGTGTATCAGACCTTTCAAAGATAAAGATGGTTGGGTTATAGACTTAGCTGGAAACTATAAGCGTTTCGGCAAGGTTTCAGATTTGAAGATAGATGTTGAGAAGCCTAATTCTCAACTTTGGTGCGTGAAAAGTAATGGGAAAATTTTAACTAATAGAATATTTTAGAATGAGTGATATTTTGGATATGCTGCGTGACTTTACGCATTTTACACAAAAGATTGAACGTGATATGTATGAAACAGCTAAAAGGCTTCAACTTCCAGACGAGCTTGATGTATATAACTTCTTTGAGCAGTGGGGCGGACGTGCAGAGTGTAAGATGTATGACTATTCAATGACGCTTTGTAGTATCGAGGATTATGTCCGATTTTATGATGATGCGATTAACATACGCTACCATATCGGCAAAGCAAAATACTATGCGCTACGTTTTAATGGCAGGGGCGTGTTCCTTGTAAGTGAGAAACGTTATAACGAACTTAAAGCACAGAATATACGTGAATGATTCAAGAATTTAATATTGATATATACTCTCGCAAATTGTGGATAGCAACAAGTTGGGAAGATGTTAAAGACAAATTTACAACTTACGGAGGCTATGAATTTAAGAATTCAGAAGACGCATATGCTACTACCTATCCACAGATGATGCGCAAGAAGACTGGAAAATATGGAGTACTGATAATTTTTTACGACTGCGCTAAACTCTGTGGAAGCAGGATTGTTGAGAATATCGCCCACGAAAGCCTGCATACTACAAATGCAATTTTTAATGAGCTTGGAGTTGAATATAGTCTAACACACGATGAGCATGCCGCCTATATGGTTGGTTGGGTTGCTAATTGTTGTTGGAAAGTTTTACAGAAAGAGATTTACAAATAAAATAAAAAAATATGAAAGTAAAGATTAAGAAATTAGTAGAAAACGTATCTATTCCTCACTATGCGAAAAATGGTGATGCTGGACTTGACTTAACAGTCACAAGTATCGATGAGATAGGCGATAAAGTTATTTATCATTGTGGGCTTGCCTTTGAGATACCACAAGGATATTTTGGTTTAATCGTTCCAAGAAGCAGCAATGCAAGTAAGGATTTGTTGTTAACAAATTCGTGTGGAATAATAGATAGTGGGTATCGTGGTGAAGTAACAGCCGTGTTCTTAAAGACGCTTTTTGATGGCAATTTCTACAAGGTCGGTGATCGTTTTGCTCAAATGATTATTTTACCATACCCACAGATAGAGTTTGAAGAAGTTGAAGAATTATCTAAAACAGAAAGGGGGACAGGCGGATATGGCTCAACAGGAAAGTAGCGTAAATCATCCGACACACTATAATCAACACCCAAGCGGTATTGAGTGTATAGACATTGTTCGTCATTATGATTTTAATATCGGTAATGTAATCAAGTACATTTGGCGTGCTGGATTAAAGCACGAAAAAGGTATGAACGATAGAGATAAACAAATAGAAGATATGGAGAAAGCTATGTTCTATTTGAAAGATGAAATTGAAATGCTAAAAAGAAAAAGAAATGAAGAAAAAGAATAGATGTTATCTGTCTGGTCCTATCAGTGGTAAGGATATGGAGGAGAGAAAAAAAGCTTTCAAAGCTGCGCAAGTAATGCTTGAAGCAGCAGGCTACGAAGTTGTCAACCCTATGGAGAATGGGTTGCCTCTGAATGCAACAACAGCTCAACACATGAAGAGAGATATTCTGTTACTCACTGATTGCGATTGTATTTTCATGATGGATAAATGGAATCATTCACAGGGGTGCTACACTGAGTTTATGATTGCAACTGCAATCGGTTGTGAGGTTATTTTCGAGAGCAAAATGAGTGAAATAGAATTAGGCGAAAATAAGCGATTTAAGACGATATTTCGATGATGAACAAATACTACTTCAAAAGGAAGACAAAGGACGCTCACAGCGAAGTAAAACCGCATAGAAAGAAATCTACACGTAGTAAACCCAATCTTACTAAGAAACTTGACAAAGTTTTTTCTGCATATATCCGTTTACGTGATGCTATGCCGAGTGGGTACTTCAAATGTATTTCGTGTGGTCAGATAAAGCCGTTTGAGCAGGCAGATTGCGGTCATTTCTTTAGCCGGAAAAATATGTCTGTTCGTTTTGACGAAGATGATTGTCATGCCGAGTGTAGAGGTTGTAACAGATTTTCGAGTGACCACCTAATAGCCTATCAAGCTAATTTAATACGCAAGATTGGTATGCAGCGATTTGAGTTGCTTTCAGCTAAGGCGCATCAGGCAAAGCACTGGTCAGATTTTGAGCTTGAAGCAATGATAAAACACTACACTGCAGAAGTAAAACGGCTTAGTTCGCTAAAGGGTATCAGGGTCAATATCTGAAAAAATGTTAGCTAAAAGAAATTAGTTAGTTTAATCTTAGGTTAATATAAAATTAATTACTACCTTTACAAGCGAATAACAGAAATTTTTATTATTGGAGTCGCAACCAAATGAAAAGAACATATACAATCAACCCCTTAACGAGTAAGTCCGTTTGCGACATTAGGACTGAAAGTTAAGGGCGTTGATGTTTTAGGAGTATATTATGCAATATACGATTAATATAAACCAGAGAAGTGTTATTGAAAATGGCTGGAATTTGTCATTTGACGATATGGCGGTTTTCAGTTTTATGAAAAACTTTATTTTAGAAGGGGCTTTATCTAAGCACGTTATTCATGGGAAAGATTATTTTTGGATATCATTTTCTAAGATTAGAGAAGAATTACCTATGTTATCTGGCAACTCTGATAGCAGTATAAGGAGACATATTTCAAACCTTGTACGTGTAGGATTAATTGAAAAGTGCGATGATGAAATATCTATAAAGAATAGAATTTCGCTATATCGTCTTGGGAAATCGTTTTCTAAATATTGGCGCAGTGTCAACCCCTCCAAAAATGACGACACCCCTCCAAATTTGGAAGGCTACCCCTCCAAAAATGAAAGGGTAA